GAAGTTAATCACCTTTTGGACTCCAACCAAGATTGATGATGAATGGTTTGGGAAGATGACCCCGCTAATAAATGGGTTGCTCAAGGGCATAAATATCGCCGGGCTTAATATTTTTAGGGATAAAAACAAGGATGACAAGAAATGATGACACTTCTAACCCTTCTTATCTTGGCTGGGGGCGGCTTGTGGCTATACCGCCAGGGTAAGAAGGCTGACCAAGTTGAAGAACTGGAAGATGCACTAGAAACTAGGGGGAAACTCCGCAAACTGGGACATAGCCATGATATTGAAACGGATAGTATACTTGATAAGCTTGGTGGGGTTCCTGTTTCTCCTCCAAGCGTGTTACACAAGCCCAGGAAAGACTAGTGAATTATATGCGACACCAGAAGTTCCTGGTTGTGTCAAGGAACTAGCACCACATGGTTACTATGATTATCGCGCCTGTACCCGTGACATTATTGGTCATTCCTGGGTTGTTGAAAAACGATTGCGTGAAAAATATGAAAAACAAATCAGGATATTGCAAGAATGATAACCCAACGTCCCGATGGACGCGCTGACTACCCATGCCACTTAGGCGGGGATTCCAGTGGTTGGCGGTTCAGAAGGAGTATTGATATGCCAGTTTACTTCCCCTGCCGAACGTATGACAGGAATGGCAAGCTGGTGCGAGAGGAGTTGAGGGAACCTGAAAACTTATACGAAAATAATAGTGATCGGTTGCGTGAGTTTGATATGCGTTATACTGGGCACGCTGGTCCTGACCGGGAAGGGTTCTACAAGTGAACCCCTGCAGGTCCCCCCGTTTAATGAGCTTTTGGATTGGGGTCCGGCTCCCGATAGAACTATGGTTGTTTCGTATCCGGGTATTTCGTATCGCTATTCGATACTTGCCTGGGGGCCCGCTTCAGGTTGTAATGCAGTGGTGGAAGTGGACAAAACGGACGAACTCCGGTGGCTCACCAGGTCCGGATGGTTTGCACATGAATACCTTACAAAGCGAACACCGATGGCGTATAAAATAGAAGGAACCAGTGAATGGATTTGGATGTCGAAAAAGACGCACCGACTTTGCGTGGAATATGATTATATAAAGCTCAAGTGCAAGAAGTTTAAATAAGATTGATAAAATGTAGTCCGCTTAAAGCGGGCAACATAGGGGCTGGTTGGTCGGTCGTCTCCTCCTCCGGCTAGCCGCCCCGCCCACAAGCAAACATAGGAGAATGATATGCCAAAGCATGGAAAAGGTGGAAGACATAAACCCCCAGTGAAAAGACCTACCAGAAAACCCAGTACCCGTAGAATTATCCTAAAGCCGGGGCTGATATGACCGCTACATTAGTTGAGTTGTTGCGGAAACTCTTTCGTGTCTAACCGCAACCAGCCCCATAATTGGAGAAAAGCTAAATGACTGACCATGACGATTCACAGTTATTGAAAGGCACTAAAAAGAATAAACAAGTAGCACCAAAGAAGAAAAAGCCAGATATGGCTCAACGCAAGACAAAACTTCCCAAGTTTAGAACACAAGGCCCAGACTAAGCTCAACAAAAAGCAAAAGAACTTTGTTTCAGAATATTTGGTGGATAAGAATGCTACACAAGCAGCAATTAGAGCGGGTTATAGTGCAAAAACCGCCTATTCACAAGGACCGAGGTTGTTGAAACATGATGGAATTAGACCATTAATTGACCAAGGCCTTGAAAAGATTGATGAAGATTGTGGAATGACAGCTAGGGAAGCCAAGCTGGAAGTCAAAGCCCTGGCTCAATCCAATATCCTTGATGGCATGGAAATGAATGGTGATGGGGAATTTGTCTTCAAGGCTAAGAAGGATATTCCTCCAGGATTCTTCAAGGCTGTGCAGGAAGTCACCACCTATCAGCTCCCAGATGGGGGTGGATTAGCCATGAAACTAAAATTGTATAACAAACTACCTGCTTTAAAAATGGAGTACGACAGGCTCAAGCTAATAGCCCCTGATGGGGGGACAATTAATAATATTGCTGAAATGCACATTAACATTTTGGAATTAAATGCAGCCAAGAGACGCGCCGGGTTACCGGAGATTGAAGGCTAAAAGGGAGGATGATGATGGTTAAAGACTATGTGATACAGTTTAAGGTCAAGAATGGTCCGATGCTTAGTATTATGCGGGCGAATGGAATGGAAACAGCTGCGGATTTGTACCGGGCTTCTGGGGTGAACCAAACAGCCATTGGTAAGTATCTTAATTTGCTACAATCCCCCTGGTCAGAGCGTAATAATTGGTCCACCGCTGTTTTAAAGATAGCCAAGACCTTGAAGGTTGCCCCGGAGATGCTATTCCCTGAACAACACATTTTAAAGCCCCTGGAAAAGAACAGGGCTGAAATAGAAATGGACCTGGAAGATATGGAACAGCTTACAGGTGAAATGTCCACTGACCATTTACTTGGTCCAACCGAAGATGACCAGGATACCGTGGATTTGCTTAGGGAGAAAATTCATAACCTTGCAAGCCGTGAAGAAGAATGTCTAGTATTGCGGTTTGGGCTGGATGGTAATGAACCCCAGTCCTTGAAGGCTATTGGTGATAGGTTTGGGGTGACCCAGGAAAGAATCCGTCAGATTGAAGCTAAGGCTCTCCGCAAGCTAAGGCATAAAACGAGAATGGGTAGCCATCGAAGGTTTGCCCCTATGCTATTAGAACAAACCCAGCGGCAACACAAAGAAGAGCGTGAACGCTTTGATTGGATTAGGGACTGGGAGATACAACAGAAAAGAAAAGAGGCTAAGGCATTATGACTACCATGACCGCGCCACCATTAGGACAGGAACTGGTCCAGGATATTGCTCAATTTGCTGATGACCCACTTGGGTTTGTCAAGTATATCTTCCCTTGGGGTGAAGGTGACCTGCTCGGACATACAGGGCCAGATGGTTGGCAGGAGGATCTCCTTAATGATATTGGTGAACATATCCGCACCGGGGAAGGCAAGGCCTATCAGTGTTCCACCGCTTCTGGTCATGGAATTGGGAAGGGAGCAGTCACCGCTTGGATGATAATGCACCAAATGGCAACCCGGAAGAACCTGAACGGAGTGGTCACCGCCAACACCAAACAGCAGTTGGAAACGAAGACCTGGAGGGAACTCGCTCTCTGGCATTCCAGGAGCATCATTAAGCCCTGGTTTGAATGGACAGCCACCAAGTTCTATCATGTGGCATCACCTGAAACCTGGTACTGTTCCGCCATCCCCTGGTCAGAACGCAATTCAGAAGCATTTGCAGGCCAGCATGGTGAGGTCTTAATCATTTATGATGAAGCATCTTCCATCCCTGACGCCATTTGGGAAGTATCTGAGGGGGCAATGACCACGCGTGGGTCAATATGGCTTGTCTTTGGGAACCCGACCCGGAATACTGGAAGGTTCCGTGAATGCTTTGGCAAGAGGAAACACCGCTGGGTCAACAGGCAGATAGATTCACGCAACTGCAAGATGACGGATAAACGGAAGCTCAATGAATGGGTGGATGACTATGGTGAGGACAGTGATTTCGTAAAAATTCGTGTACGAGGAATCTTTCCTTCGCAGTCTTCCATGCAGTTTATTCCTGGGTATTTGGTTGATGACTCATTAGCAAGGCCAGCCAAGTCCTACTTGGAAGAACCTTTAATCATGGGGGTGGACGTTGCAAGATTTGGAGATGACCAAAGTGTCGTTTGTTTTAGACGCGGTAGAGATGCGCGAACTATTGAATGGACTCATTATAGAGGACTGTCCACAATGCAACTGGCAGCTAGAGTTGCCGAACTTGTCCGTGTCCACCAGGCGGATAAAGTATTTGTTGACGGTGGAGGCGTTGGCGGAGGCGTAGTAGACCGACTCCAAGACCTTTTAGTTCATCAAGTTACTGAGGTGAATTTTGGTAGTAAAGCCGAAGATATTCGCTATAATAATAAAAGAGCGGAGATGTGGGGCAATATGCGGGACTGGTTAGACCTTGGTTCCATCCCTGATAACAATAATGAATTAGTTGATGACCTTATTGGTTTGGAATATAGCTTCACTCCCACCAATAAGATTCAGCTTGAAAAGAAGGAAGACATGAAGAAGCGTGGCTTGGCTTCCCCGGACATGGCTGATGCCCTGGCATTAACCTTCGCCTACCCTGTTGCCCCCAAAGGACTCCCCAAGGA